GAAAAAGTGCACCAATTCCCGCGAGGCTGCATTTACCGGCGTGCGGGAATTGTCAGCCCGCGCATTTATTCAGCCGACGATGCGTATTTGCGCCCGCCGCGGCGCGGGCATCGTGAGCGCGATCTCCACAGCCCCGGCCGCCGCGTAGGCGGCGTCGACGTGGCCGAGGTGCGCGGAGTGCTCGCCGCCTTTGCGCGTGAACCGCCACCCGTCGCCACTGGGCAGCTTGCTGGCGTACTGGACGTGCGCGTTCAACAGATCCTGGTCGGCGTGGACGATGCGGCGGCCGCGGACGAGCCCGGCGAGCTGCTGGCACGCCTCGCTGACCTTGGTCCCGGTGATGGACCCGTCTTCGGGGATCTCGGTGGGCTCCCGTTTCCCGCCGCGCCGGTTGACCCGCAGCGCCAGGCCGCGCAGGACGGGCCCCATCTCGGCGGCGGGCCCGGTGGGGAACCATCCGAACGCGGCCGGTTTGACCTTCTCCAGCCATCCGGCCAGCTCACCTCTGGCCGCATCGCTGCTGTTCCATGACCAGGCAGCTTCCACTCGCACGCGCCCATCGGTCAGCACTCCGGCGACCGCCAGCGTGGCGTGCTTGCCGTCCGGGCTTACGTCGAAACAGGCGCTGAGCCTGCCCTTGTGGTCGTCCATGGTGCCTGCCTGGTCAGCGCAGTCCTTCCATGCGGCGAGGTCGATTGCCCCGTCGAGCTGGTCGACCTTCTGGCAGAGAACCTCGGTGCGGAACACGGCAGGGGTCTCGGCGGCCAGTGCGGTGCGGATCGCGGCGGCGCTGACGGTGTGGCCGAGTCCGGGGTTGGCCTGGCGGATCGCGGACCAGTCGTCCAGCTCACAGCCGTCCGGCCCGGACCACTCGAAGAGGCCGATGGTCTCGTCGCGCTCGGCGATGGCTGATTCGCGGAGCTGGTTGAGCACGACGGAGTTGTCGTCACCGGCGTTTGACAGGCAGATGGTCAGCGGATTGGGCCTGGCCATGGTCGTGTAGTACAGCGCTGACCAGGCCCTGCTGTCGTGATGGGTGCGCAGTTCATCGAGAATGAGGCCATCTACCGAGAACCCGCGCCCGGCGTTGGCGGTGCCGGAGCGGACCATGTATTCGGCGCCGTTTTTGAGGCCGAATGCTTCCTGGCCGTTGGTGTGCCGTTCGTAGCCGAGGCGTTTCTTCAGTGCGGGCGTGTCGTTGATGGTGGCGAGGGTGAGTTTCCACTGGTTGGAGGCTTGGGCGAGGTCTTGTGCGGTGCCGAGGATGAGTCGGCAGTCTTCGTCGTAGAGCATCCGCCAAAGGTTGATCGTCCGCAGGAGATGGCTCTTGCCGGACTGCCTCGCAACCATGATCAGGACGATGCGGAAGCGGTAGGTGCCGTCCCTGCTGATTTCCAGGGCGCGCTTGACGGCCCATTGCTGCCAGGGGATGAGTGGCTGCCCGATCTTCTCGGCGAAGTCGATGACGTCGTAGCCGTAGCTGGTGTGCCGGTTGATCTGCCGGAGCGGCTCAGGGTGGAGGCGGGCTTCGGGGATGCCCAGGAGTTTCCTAGGCACCGCGGCGGCGCGGTTTCAGTTCGTCGAGCGGGTCAGTTTCCGCTTCGGCTGGCTTCTTGCCCTTGGCCAGGGCGGCGCGGGCGGCTGGTGTGGCGCCGAGTTCGCGGAGCGCGTCGAGGAGCAGTGGCCCGAGCCATCTCATGCTCCAGGCGCTGGTTTGTGACCGCCGGCATTCGGTGTCGTCGCATCCCCGGCAGTGGCCGTCTTGTGAGTCGATGACGCGCGCATACTGCTGCGCGACCTTGACGGCGGCGCTGTCGCTGCCGAGGAGCCCGAGTTCGGCGATGGCCTGCTGTACGGCGGGGTAGATCAGCTCACTGGCGTCCCTGATCCTCATTGGCCTGGTGCCTCGTCGTCGGTCGGGAACGTTGCCGGCCATTCGTCATCGCAGCCCTCCAGGCACGGGATGTCGTGCTTGCAGTGCTTGCAACAGTCGTAGCGCCGGGCCATAGCTGTTACCTCGCGTGTCTAACGGTGGTTGCGTTGTGATTGTGGCACCTGAGCCTCTACGATGATCGCGACAGCCCGGCCAGGCGCAGCACCGCCTGGCCGGGCTTCGTGTTGCGCCTGGCTGGCTTATCGCCAGGAGACTGTGTTGGCCGCTGTGACCGCGCCGGGCGCTGGCCGTTCGCTGATTCACTCTGTCCTGGGCGCGTTCGCTGCCCGTTCGAGGGCGCGCACCGGCCGGCCGTCCCGCATTGTGGCCGCTGTCCAGGCGAATGTGATGACGTTCGCGGGGATGGCGGCGATCGACTTCGCGGCGTTCCACGTCTCGCACGGCTGGGGCTGGGCCGCGGTGGGCGTGTCGGTCCTGCTAGCGGATTTCAAGCTGCAGGGGTAGCGGTGCTCTGGCTGCTCCACGCCCTGGGCATCGATGACACGTCCGGCCGCTGGTACGGCTTCTGGTCCGGGTTCGGGTCGGATATCGGGCAGGTCGTGATCATCGGCGGCCTGATCGACCTGGTGCGCCGCGGGGTGAAGCATCACAGGGAGCGCATGGCGCAGGCGCAGCGTCACCATGTTGAGCGCGCAACGCGGGCCACGGAACATCACAACGCGCTGATGCACCTGCACGAGAAGCACCACGTCCGCATGCTCGATGCGGTGGCCGCCGCGGCGCCCCCAGTGCCGCCACCCCCGCCGCCTGTGCCCGCGGCGCGCAAGGCCAGGACGCCATGAGCAGCCTCATCGGCAAGGCGCTGCAGGTGCGGAACTCTGCCCCGGTGCCGATGGGCGACGGCGGCGGCCTGTACACGCTGCCGGGCCTGGCGATGGGCTCCACGCCGGATGAGGCGCTGCTGCGCGCCTACGGCACGAACGGCACCCTGTTCGCGAACGTGAGCATGCTGGCCAGGGCGACGGCGGGCCCGGTGTGGAAGCTGTTCCGCAAGGCGCCGCAGGATGGCCGCCAGCGGTACAGCACCAGCGACCAGGGCAGCGACCAGCGGGTTGAGGTGATCAAGCATCAGGCGCTGAACGTGCTGAACAACCCGGCGAGCATCACCCAGTCGGGCCGGACGGTGAACTTCTGGTCGCGGTTCAGCCTGTTCGAGGTCAGCCAGGTGTGGATGGAGTGCACCGGCAAGGCGCACTGGATCGTCGAGTACGACCCCCGTTCCACGATCCCGATGGGCCTCTGGCCGGTGCGCCCTGACCGGATGACCCCCATTCCTGACAAGGACCAGTACCTGAAGGGCTGGGTCTACACCGCGCCGGATGGCCGGACGAAGATCCCGCTTGACCCGTGGGAAGTGATCTACAACCGCTACCCGGATCCTCTGGACACGTACAACGGCATCGGCCCGGTCGGCAGCGTGCTGGCGGACCTGGACGCGGTGAAGTATGCGGCGGAATACAACAGAAATTACTTTTTGAATTCCGCGATTCCCGGCGGTGTCCTCCAGGCTGACCATGAGCTGAGCGACACCGAGTACAACGCGCTGACGAACCGCTGGCGCGAGGCCCACAAGGGCGTTTCGAGGGCGCACAGAATCGCCCTGCTTGAGGCCGGTATTACCTGGGTTCAGACGCACACGAATATGAAAGATATGGATTTCGTGGCTTTGCGGCTGGATTCCCGTGACATTATCCGGGAAGCCCTGGCAATGCACAAAGTAATGACCGGCGTGACAGATGATGTCAATAGGGCGAATGCGCAGACCGGTGAAGAGGTGGCGCGACACGCTGAATTACCAGTTCCTGCCATTGTTCTACCCGGCTGGCACGGATCTTCCGGTCGAACTCGATTACGTCTATCCGATGCCGCAGAACCGTGAGCAGGACAACGCAGAGCTGACGGCGAAGTGCACGGCGTGGGCAACTCTGGTCGGCGCTGGCGCGGACCCAACGGCGGCGCTTGAGGTGGTGGGCCTGCCGGACATGCCCATCGTCGAGCGCGCCACCCAGGAGCCCGCGCTGCCGCCCGGCTGGGTGCCGGGTGCCCCGGCCAGCACCGCGGACCCGGACGGCGACGGCATCTCCGACGCGCAGGATCCGGCGGACATGGCGAACCGGCTCCGCAAGATGCTCTCGAACGGTCATCTGCCAGTGGGGGTGGGCTGATGCCTGATCACAAGCCGTTCCGCACGACGCGGGCCATCGCGAACCTGAAGCAGGGCCGCAACGACTGGTACCGCATCAAGGCGCAGGCCGAGGGCCCGTCGACGCTGCACATCTACGACGAGATCGGCTACTTCGGCGTGACCGCTGGCGACATGATCTCGGACCTGGCCGGGGTGAAGGGTGACCTTGAGGTGCACCTGAACACTCCCGGCGGCGAGGTGTTC